AGTTGATAATTATGTATCACGTTTAAGAGAACGTGTTGGAGAAGGAGAATATGAACGTCATAAAGAACTTGTACGACTTTTGGCACGAAATCTTGTTATTGAAGACTTGCTTTGGGAAGAAATTTCTCTATGTATTCGGGATGTTAACGCTAGAACAAAGTTATTGCAACAAAGAAACCAGATTGTTCGCGATATTCATACTGAGTTCCGTGCTCTTAATATTGAAATACCTACTTTAGTAGAAGAAAAGACCGAAAACTTTATGAACTTCTTAGGGGAGTTGGAAGAAGATGATACCAGTAGCGAACCAGACGAAAGAGATTAAAGCCGCTTTAAGTGGAGCTAACAAATTTGATTCACAAAATCTATCTACTTTTTTTGGAGAAGTCCGTAAAGATGAAAAAAAGATGGAAAAACTAGTAAGAGCCTTCTGTGAATCTTACTGAATAGACAAACAGCAGAGACAACTGCGACTAAGACCACTTCAAATGAATATTATTGTCAAATCTTTGACATATCCTGACGGAAACCCGAATAAACACCGAAAATTAGCTATTTTAGCACCTAGAGGTAGTGGAAAATCTTGGGCATTGTCTGTTGCAGCCGTTATTTTTATGTTTTTTAACCGTTTTAGGGACTTAGTATTTATTTTAGCACCAACCGAAGACCAGTGCGCCTTGATTTTTGACTATTGTTTGCGTCATTTTAGGGATAATGTATTTTTAGATAGCTTAGTTGGTAATTACAAACTACATAACAAGCCTCATATTAAGATGAAGGGTGGTACAATCCTGCGTAGGGCACCCGTAGCGCCTTCTAATCAAGGACAATCTATTCGGGGACAGCACCCAACACTTTTAATAGTGGATGAGTCNCCTTTAATATCAGACGAGTTGTTTATCGACAACGTTGAACCTGCCATTGTAGCAAATAAGGCACCGTTTATCAATCTTGGTACACCTAAGAGTAAAGATAATCATATGTATCGATATTTGTATGACGAAGGGTATGAAGATACGTTTAGTCGGTTACATTATACTTGGCGAAATGCGATTGTTAAGGGTGAAGCTTACACTGCTCCTTACGAAGAAGAGGAGATGTTGAATAAAATGACTGAATGGGGTGAAGACTCTATTCATTGGAAAACTGAATATGAATGTGAATTCGTGGAAAGTATATCAAATGTATTTATACCAGAAAATATAAGGAGATGTTTTGAAGATTATGAACTCATCACACCACAAACAACCGATTCCCTTGTCGAAACAGGAAAAAACAATACTGTGGCTGTTGACATTGGTAAATCTGTTAACTCTACTGTTATTAGTGTATGGAGCACTGAAAAGGTGGATGATGGCAATATCGCACGACTTATCTATTTGGAAGAAATCGGACCAAAGTCTGGAGGACACGATATTCCTTATCAAAGAGAACGAATTATGTCTGTGGCTGATACCTTTTCTGCTGCTCGTGTTATTATCGACGCGACAGGTATTGGGGGTGCGGTCGAACAGGATATAAGGGTAGAATGTATTCCAAGAAGTATACATTTCATACCTTTCGTATTTACTGGAGGGCCAAGGGGGTCAAAAACTTATGCTTATCGTGATTATGTATCATTTGTGCAAAAAGCTGCTATCAAGGTTCCTACACCCGATTACCAAGAAGGTGAAGCCAAAAAACTAATGTGGAAATGGTATAGAGAACATTGTGATATAGAATATGTAATGGATTCTACCCAAAAAACAGAAAAGATAGCTGCTCCAAACGGAAAACACGATGATTATTGNGATAGTAGTGTGATTGGTGTGCANTCTGCACTNTCAATGTTACCCGCTAGTGCAAGTCTTAGTNCAGTAACCGTTAAAAAGAAAACTAAAACTAGACGCGGAAGACACAGCAGAAGTTCATTAACAACCTCCGGAAGGCGTAACTCTAGTACCGGAAAACGATATATACGGGGTTTGTGAGCAATAACTTTAAATATTAGACCCGGCTACTTATTATTTGATACCAATGGGTCTTGGTGATAGCATACGCCGTTTATTTGCTGTTACGGGCAGTAATCCTAATACAAAAAAGGATGACCCGCGCAGCTTCGGAGACGGTGTTATAAGAAGATTGAAACTTTCCCACAGTCAGGGACAAAGAAATTATGAACAACATATAGGTGACAATAGAACTTATATGAATGTTTATCTCGCAGACCCAATTGTACGTTCTTTAATTGACTTACCTTGTCTTTATGCAGTAAAGGATGGTTATGACATTGTTACTGAAGATAAGGAACTTAGAGAAAAAATAGAGAAGATGTTTGTTGATATCAATATTGATATGACAATCTATGGTTGGCTACGAAACGCTCGAATCTTTGGTTCAGGCTATTTGGAATGGACTGGAGACAACCTACTCCTAAGGTCTTCTCAAAATATGTATGTTAAAAGAAACGAACACGGTCAAGTAATGTGGTATTATCAATCCATAGGTGCTGACCAAGAAGATGTTCGTTTTGAACCAGATGAGATAGTAGAATTACAAAACAATCCTTTTGATGATTATGCGTATGGACTTTCAGACATCCATACTATTTTATACTTAGTAGACCTAAAGGATTATGCAGAGCGTGACATCGGTGCCGCTCTTAACAAATATGCGGTCTCACGTTTCGACATTTCCTGCGGGTTGCCTGATATGCCCTATGGTCCTGATAAGATTAATGAAATTGTTGAAACATTTAATACTTTAGAACCCGGTGAAGATATAATTCACGGTAACGATATTCAAATTAAAGAACTCGAAGGTACTGACCGTGCCTTTGAATATGGTAAATACACAGATGATTTATTAGATAAAATACATATGGCTTTAAAGGTACCAAGAACAATGTGGTCTAATCCTGCTGAGGCAAGACCTATTTTCGAACCTTATGTAAAATATTTACAAAAAGCTGTAGAATCATCAATTAATTCACAACTAATGCCACAACTTGGCGATGCCCGTTTTGTTTTCCGTGCACTTAATTTAGAAGACGCATTTACAAAAGCTAAAACAGATATGATATATCTATCAGAAGGTGTATTAGCTTCTGGAGAAGTAAGAGCTGAAAGAGGTTTAGATAAGGAAGGAATTGTAGAAATGCAACCTACCGAAGCAAATATACCTCTTAGTGGAGGCAGGGATAAAGATAAAAAAGAAGAAGGTCGCAGAACAGAACAAAGACTTTCTAAAAATAAATCAGGTAACAAGAGAAAGCAAAGCAACCAGAAAGTAAAGAAAGAAGAGGTTGTGGAGGTAGTTGTATGACGACGTTTGAACGATGTGTATTAGAGTTAGGTCCTCGACTTAAAAAGAGAGGAATAGACAACCCCGATGCTATGGCAAAGGGAATGTGCCTAATGTGGGCAGAAGAGAATGGTGAAGAAAAAGAATTTGGAACTATTAACAGCGCTGAGACCCAAAGAAGTTTTGCTATGGATTTCAAATTAGATGTGGAAAAAATNAAACAATCAGATAAGGAAAAAAGAGATGTTTGGGAGTTTCCTATTAAAGCTATTACTTCAGGTAGACACGACTATGAAGTTGATGGCGAAGAACAAAAAGTTTTCATTGAAACAAGTCTTCTTAAAGAAAGTTTAGAAGCTTTCAATGAACTGCCTATATATTACACTCATCAAAGAACGCCTGAAGATTTAATCGGAAAGGCATTTAATCCTCAAATTGAGGAGATGGATAATGGAAAAGTTGCTGTTACGATGCAGGCTCAAGTATTTGAACCTACAGAAAGAACAGCTGAAGTGATAGAGAAAGTTAAAGGCGGTGACATCACTCACGTCAGTATAGACTGGTTTTCGAAGGATGTCGATGTTATGGGCGATTCTTATGCCACTAACATCAGGCCTGTTGAGGTTTCATTTATAGATAATGAAATAGCAACGCCCGTCTGTGGGGAATGCACGATTGACACGGAATGCGGTACAAAAACTGAAAGGGAGTTTGCAACCAAAGAACATTGTGGTTGTGATGGACCTTCAGAAGATAAGTGCCAATGTGACCACGACGGTGAACACAAAGAGGTCGATAATATGAGCGAGGAAGTAGTAAAAAGCGAATCTGAAAAGATTTTAGAAAGAGAGTTTGCTTCATACAAAAAGCAACTGGAAGAAGTATCAACCGCCCATAAAGAGTTAGAAGGTAAGTACGAAGAGGCTACCAAACTCGTCGCCGATTTCCAAAAAGCAGAGGAGGAGAGACAAGTTGCTGAATCAAAGCGCGTCAAAGACGAACTTGTTGGTAACGTCATCTCTAAAGAACTGCTATTGGGAAGAGTCGAAGAGGATAGCAAAGCCGCTCGAACTGAAGAATTAGCTCTATGGGAAGATAACAAACTTTCAGGGTTTTATGAAGCATTAGAGTCTATGGAGGCACCAGAAACCGAAAAAACTTTCGGTAAAGGTATCGCTAAAGATTCTGAAGAAAAGGCCGTAGAGGCCGAACCTGAAACAGAAAGGATGTTTTCTATGAAGAATGGAAAAATATCTTTCTCTGGGAGACAGGTCAAATAAATAGAGGAAATTAATTATGGCAACAGAAATAATAATTAACGATGGAGGGGCACCCTCCAGAATCTTACCATTTATTGCAAATGCAACAATAGCAGCAGGGGACTATGTAGGCTTGGAAGCTACAGGAAAATGTGAACCTATTAATGTTAGTGGTGCAAAGGGATTAGGAGTAGCGCTTACAGCAGCTACCTCTGGTAACGTCGCAAACGTGGTAACGGGGAAGGGAGTAATTTTGAGCACATTCTGCTCAGGAACAATTGCTACCGGAGCAGAACTGACTATGGGAACAACTGCTATGTATTTAGAAGCAGCAACCACAGTACAGAAACAAAAGGCAGAAGCAGTAGCAATATATGTAGATTCTGCATTAACTACTGGTGATGGACTATCCCTTAAAAAGGTGGTTTTCAACTAAGGAGATATGAAATATGGTAACAGCACAAGAAGGACTNTTAACGTCCAATAATACTGGTTCATACGCAGCAACAGGTGGTACAGGAGAGAGAGTTCTTATTGATTATAAAGACGCACTCGTCGATTATCGAACAACCGATATTCCTGCAATCAGTTTGTTTACAGAACGTATGACAACTGACACTGGTGGAGACATAGATATTACATTTGGTCTTCCATCAATGAATATGGAACAGATAGACGAAGGTGCTACACCTAAGTATCAACACACAAAGATGCGCTCTGAAAGAGTGGCCGTCCGCGAGTGGGGTATTGCAGTAGGTGTAACCCGAAGAATGATTGAGGATTCCCGATTCAACGAAGTTGAGTTGGCCCTTAACGAAGCACGCAGAGCAGTAGACAGGCATTTAGAAAAGCACGTCATTTACGCCTTATTAGGTTTAGGTGACGCTACACTAGGTACAGGTGTAAGCGGTGCAAACATCGGTGTAAATACTGGAGAAAATGGTACAGGTTCTATTACCGATTTTTCCAACAATATTTACGGTGGATTTATCGCTTCAGGTGGTGCAGTCGATACAGGAAGATTATACAACTATGGTCTTACTTCTGACGCACAACTAGTTAAGCCACACTACGTGACCGCTACTGATGCAACAGCAGGTAAACTACGATTGGCCGATATTACCAACGCAATTGAATTGATTGGAAATATGGGATACAACGCAGATACGATATTTATATCACCTGCACACTACAGGTCTCTATTAGACTTGGCTGATTTCACAGCCGCTATTCAAGGCGCAAGTGTAGTCAACCCGGGTCCACGAGATTCTGGTGGTCAAATGGGTATATTCGAAGACACATCCGGTAACGGACTTGTCGGACAAATATACGGTCTAAACGTTTACACAAGTGCTTGGATACCAGCCGCAAGGTTCGGTGTCTTTGATTCTAGTGTCAAACAAATGGCTTACGTCGAAAGACGCCCATTGACTGTAGAAGAAGCAAACCCCGGTTTCGGAATTGTCGGTTCTTATATGTCTATGAGATACGGACTAAAGGTCATTAGACCTGAAACTGGTGTAGTTGTTATTAACACTGCATAAGGTAAATAATCAGCTCTTCGGAGCACGGTTTACAGTTGGGGGTCTGTATAAAAACCCCCACAATCTTTTTTAACCTAGGCAACCTAGGTATTATGTATGCCACTATCGAAAAGAATATTACCACACGGAAAGAAATCCCTTAATGCCAATTCACCTAACTATTATACTGCAACAGGTACATTAGATGATAATAACATTTTAACAGGGACAACTAACAGTGGAAGTAAAACTTGGACAGCTAATTTATCAGCTTTAGCTGGTGGCGGCGGAGTTTCATCCCCTCTTACAACAAAGGGAGATGTGTGGGTTTATTCTAATACTAACACTAGATTACCTGTAGGAACAGACGGTTATGTTTTAGCAGCAGATAGTAATGAAACAACTGGGCTAAAGTGGACAGCAAATGATTCTTCTAACTATTATGTAACTGCATTAACTTGGGGTACTGATAATAAAATTACAGGTTCACGACAAGGTACTACTGCTATTACTAGTAGTGCATTAACTACATTTACACCTAAAACATATTTTACTACAGGGATAGCAATTGGAGGAAACACTACAGAAGCAGGTTATATTGAACTTTATGAAGACGATAATGATGGAGATAAGAGAATTAAAATTAAAGCGGCTGCTATGGATGACAATTATGACTTTACTTTACCTAATTCTACTCCTGCTGGTAATGGTTATGCTTTAGTAGCTACTACTGCTGGCGTTATGTCTTGGAGTAATGATTGAACATTAGGCGGATTAACTGTAAATGGTACTTCATCTTTTAATGACCATATAACCGTTCTTGAAAACAAAGAACTAAGGTTTGATTCAGCTGATACCTATATCAAAGCAGATACAGACAACCCTGAAGATTTAATGATACACGCAGACGATGATATATTTTTAAATGCGGATGATGATGTTTTTATTCAAAGTGATGGTACTACTTATGCAGCTTTTGATGGTGCAAATCGAAGAGTAGGTATAGGTTCTGCTTTTATTACACCTTCTGAACTTCTTCACTTGAAAGGAGGTAAACTAGAAATAGAAAACAGTGATAGTAGTAAACATTTACTAATAGACGAGAATTCTATTAGAACTACAACTACTAACGATTTAAGTATATTTACAAATGGTAACAGTGACCAATTAGTTTTAGACCAAGGTGGTAACGTTGGTATCGGTACAAATGCGCCGGGTGAAAAATTACACATTCAAGGAACAGGTAGGTTTACAAGCAGTTTAGCTGTAGGAAACACTACACAACCAACATCTACTGGGCTTAGTGTATCAACTACTATACAAGTTGCAGAAAGAAGTTCAGCCCCTAGTCACATAGATACTTGGGGTGTATTATGGGTTAAAAATGACGACCCTACTAATTTATATTTTACAGACGATGATGGTAACGACATTGCATTAACAGACAATGGCTCTGCCGCTGGAGGAGGAGGAGGAACCATCGGTGGTTCAATAGCAGAAGACCGAATTGCAGTAGGAGCTGCTACTGCAAATACTATAGCAGGTTACAGTACTTTCGAATGGGATGCCGCTACATTGAAAATGACTAATGCTGGTGACACCGCTATTACTTTACTTGGTGATGCAAATAGAGCTAGTGCAGATGCGCACGTAGCTGCCCTCCGAGGTAAATGTAACGGTACAGCTATAGGTACTTTTATGGTTATGAGTGGTCCTGATACCACCAACAAAGATGATGGTCAACTTACTTTCCAAACTGCAAGTGCAGGTACATTAGCAGAACGAATGAGAATAGATGAAACAGGTAACGTAGGTATAGGCACAACTGCTCCTGCTAGAAAGTTACACGTTGTAGAAGGAAGTAATGGATATGCAGCCCGATTTGAAGATGGTATTGAATTAGATGGTAGCAACGTTCAGCTGTTAGGTTATGGTCAAGGTAACCTGTGGATGATGGGTAATAGTGGAGACCCTAAACTTACATTAGGATATTCACACAATTGGGATTACGCAGTTTCTTTACAATATCTAAAAAATAGCACTGCTTTCAGTGGTTTATCTGAATTTAGAGTAGGACAGTTAAATAAAAACAATGCTAATTGGGACCACGGCATAACATCGTTTTACACTAGTGGTTCAGAAACTATGCGTCTTACCGCAGACAATAAAGTAGGCATAGGCACAACCCCAGATGGTGGTACACCTAATGCACCCATCGCTAAATTACACGTAGCTGACACAGCTTCAGCTGATGTCGGCATTGCATTAACAAATAGTGACACAGGTCACGGCGCAAATGACGGTTTTCAATTTTATATAGATACTAGTAAAAATGCATACTTAATCAACAGAGAAGCTTCTGATATGAAGTTTTACACTAGTAATGCTCAAAAGATGGTAATTGATTCTGCGGGTGATGTAGGTATAGGTACAACTAACCCAATACAACCATTACACGTTTTAACTTCTGCTAATGACCAAGGTATACTTATTGACGTAGGTGACGATACTCACGAAGGTAGGTTATTATTTGGAGATACTTCAAGTAATGCTATAGGGCACATAGGATATAATCACGCTTTAGAAACAATGCGTTTTACTGTTGGTGGTTATGAAACAGTGCGTATGGCTAACGATGGTAGTTATAGTAAGTTATTCCTTGGTGGAGATTCAACACTAGGTTTGTATAGATATAGTAATAGAATGGATTTTTACGTTGCAAGTCAACCTCGTATACATTTAGATTCTGGTACTTTATATTCTTCAGCGACAACTGGAGCTCCCTCAATAAACTTAACACCTGACGAAGGGTTAGGTACTTATGGATTTTATGGTGATGAAGATACTGGTATGAGAAGAGGAGCGGCTAATACTTTACACTTATTGACGGCTGGTGTTTCTGGTATGACTATGGATAGTTCACAGAATGTAGGTATAGGCACAACTGCACCTTCCTATGCACTAGATGTTTATGATGCAGGTACTAGTCACGCAGTTAGATTTAAAAATGCAAGTAGTAATGGTTACATATTGCGGCTTGATGCTGGTGGGGACAGCTCTAATTTACAATTCCAAACTGACCACATTATACCATCAAAGAATATGCACTTAGGTAACGATAATGTAAACTTCTATATGAGAACAGCTGGTTATAAGTTTGGTGTAGGTACAAGCAGCCCATCTCTATCAGTAGATATGGTTACTACCGAAGGAGTCGCTATTAGACGCGAAAACACTGATAGTGCAATTTATGGTC